ATCCAGCAAAAGCTCAGACGCTTTGTCGAGAATGAGGATGGATCCGTTAAGTACTACCTCGGACAGAATGACAGCCGTAAGAGGGATTCTGGTGCTGCTGCCATCATTGACAGTACCGATGGTAACGTAATGCTTGAAAAGCCTGAGTACTATTTCCGTATGGAGTTTGAGGGTACTAAGTGGCTCAGGGCTTACTCTGAATATCCGCTGCCTGGATTTATCAAGATGGAGCGTAAGGCTATATCACCCTGGTTTGGTACCTATGATCAGACGCTCCAGAAACCTGTCTCTGGCTGCTGGCTTACCTGGGATGGCAACGAAATTGCCAGGGATGCAGACGGTTTGCCTGTATTCACTGAGAATGCTACCAGATTCAGGGGTGGTAACGGATCTGCATCTTACGATGGTACCTACAGGAGCTTTGTAGGTATGGCACGTACCTCTGTCAATAAGGCTACAGTGCGTGGATGGTGCAACGCTGCTGGCAACGGCATCCATCATGGAGCTTACAGGGTGTACAATGAAATTGCATGGCTCCAGAGGGTTGAATATGCCTCTATGGACTGCCAGGACACCTACACCACAACACTGACACAGGACGGTTTTCACCAGGGAGGCTTGGGTAGCGGATGTTCTGTGAATGGTGGTGAGTGGAACACCCACAACGGCTACAATCCTTTCGTTCCATGTGGTGTTACTGCCACACTGGGTAACAACACTGGTAAGGTTTCCTACGTGATCAAGAACTGGGCAAACTCTGGTAATGATAAGACCATCCAGGTTACATCTTACCGTGGTTTGGAGGTGCCTTTTGAATATCTCTGGATGCTGGCAGACGATGTACTGATCTGGCATAAGGAGGATGTTTCTGAGGCTTACGTGTGTGAGGATCCTACTAAGTTCACCTCTCACTCTGACAGTGCTACAACCGTTCCAGCTGGCTATGAGCTGGCATCTGAGCTGCCTATGGCATCTGGCTATGGACTTACGATGTCTCACAACCATAAGGGCTACTCATTCATTGATAAGATTGGTGGAGCTGCCAATGAGGGTGTATGTGACTACTACTATTATCCATCACCCTCTGGGTGGTATGGTGCCCTCCTGTCTGCGCATGCGAATCTTGGTGCGTATGCTGGTTTCGGTTGTCTGTATGCGTTTATTCGTTCCTCGTATGCGTATGCGCACATTGGGTTCCGCTTGTGCCGTGGGTGAAACGCCACGACTGCAAAACACGGTGGGCGGTGGCTTTTCTGAAAGCTGCCTCCCCACCTTTCAAAAAGAGAGTTCTTTGAAAATATAAAATAAAAGGTTGCAAGGTCAGGTGCCCTCCTGTCTGCGAATGCGAATAATGGTGCGAATGCTGGTTTCGGTTATCTGAATGCGAATAATCGTTCCTCGAATGCGAATGCGAACATTGGGTTCCGCTTTTACCGTGGTTTTCCTTGAAAACAAGAATAACTGTTAGACCTCTGCAACCCTACCTCACAGGGACTGCTGGCACTGCTGGCAGTTGGTAAAACAATAGTGATTCAGTAAGGTGTGAGTAAGTAATTGAAAGCTCCTGATTGAGCAACGGCACACAAATGGATAAAAAGAAGAAAGCCAAAGTTGATGCCAACCAGTATAACGTCTCTGTAATGTACCATGATTTTGAGGATGTAGGCTACTATATCGGAAACACAGGAAAGATCTATATTTCTCCTGTAAAGAAGATCAAGAATGTATATCCGCTGGTATATAGTACCGAAAACCTGATCAAGTCTCAGTACACAGCCCAAAAGGGCAAAAAGAACAGAGGTGAGGTAAAGGCGTTCAATGACAATTTGAATGATTGCTTGGCTACCCTGTATGAGATCCTGAGTGAGGAAACCTTTGAGCCTGGAAAATATAGGACTAAAAAGATCTTTGATCCTAAGGAGAGGGATATAATGATAGCTCCTTTCTTTCCAGACAGGGTGATACACCACTGTATCATCAATGTGCTGGCTCCTCACTGGTACCACATATTCATAGCGAACACATACGCTTGCATCAAAGGGCGTGGTACCCACAAATGTATGGAGGATGTACACAGGGCTCTGATAGAGGATCGGATCGGTACCAGGTACTGCCTGAAAATCGACATCCGAAAGTTCTATGACAATGTGGATCACTCAGTGCTGAAACAGATCATCCGCTATAGCATAGCCGATGAGAGTTTGCTGAGGCTGTTGGATAAGATAATTGATAGCAACGGTAAAGAAAAAGGACTGCCAATAGGCAATTTCACCAGCCAGTACCTGGCTAATCTGTACCTGGCATATTTCGACCACTGGGTAAAGGAGGAGCTGGGCGTTAAGTACTACTACAGATACATGGATGATATAGTGGTGCTGGGAGAGAGCAAGGAATGGCTGCACTACGTCCTGGATGCCTTAGGGCTCTATCTGGGATCAGTGCTAAAGGTGGAGATCAAACCGAACTGGCAGATATTCCCAGTTGATGATCGTGGTATAGACTATGTTGGATTCAAACAGGATCATTACGGAATACTCCTGAGAAAGGGGATTCTGCTGAGATTCTACCAAAAGCTGGAAAAGACAAAGGAGAAATACCAGATCAGTAATGAGGATGATATTAAGCACCTGTTTCCGTCTGAGTATGGCTGGATAATCAGATGTGATAAGGAGCACAGTGATTTCATATTTAATAAATGTTTAAGCAATGGAAAAAAGTAAAGTATTATTTATCGGCTTGCTGGAAAACGAAAAGCCAGAAGTATTCAAAGATCTGAATAACGGTCAGGGCACCATCCATTACAATCACAATATCAAGGAGGTGCTGGTGATCGTGGATAAGGATGGCAACATCACTGTTACTGACGATCCAGAGAAAGCTACAGGTACCATGTGGCAGTATGACAGCCTGAGGGTGGAATATCCAAAGACTGCCGATAACATCTATTCTACGCTGCTTACCGCTAAGTACCCAGCCAACACTGAGAGCAAGCTACAGAACGAGTACAACAGTGCTGTACTTGGACTGCTGCCTGAGGATGCTAAGGCTCCTTATATTGCTTTCCTCCATGAGAGGCTGGCTCTGCGTGCTATGGTTGATGAGGATTGCAAGGATCTCAAAGAGGTAGAGTAATGGCACAGGAGATCGTTGATTTCGTGGATGATAGTGTAAGCCAGGGCAGCTCTGACATTTTCGACTGTGAGTTTACATCCATTGATGCTGTTATCAACCAGGTAACGGTGTTTACAGGGTGTGATCCAGAGAGGCAGACAGAGAACGGATCCAGATGCCTGATCGCTTATGGCGAGGGTTATGGTAAGTCTGCTTTCTTCACTGACAGCAAGAAAGTGAAAGATGTATTTGCCAATCCTGGCAGACACTATCCCATGAGAGCTGTAATCAAAGTAGTTAAATATGGCACTATGTATGGTTTCAGGGTATTCCCTCCATCAGTGGAGATCACCCAGGAGGATAGGGAAAACTTTGAATCGTACAAGCGCAATAAATGGAAAAGGCAAAGAAATGGTTGAGCATAGCTTGGAAACAGCCAGGACAATAGGCGATGTAGGAATGATGGCAGTTACGGCTGCATTTTTCCTGGTACTGGCTGCTGCACTCATGATCGCCTGTTTCAGATGGTTTAAGAACATCATCAATGATATGCTGGTTAGCAACAAAACCACAATGAATGAGCTGCTGGAGGAAACGAAAAGCCAAAACCAGATGCTGGCAGACATATCAGAGGGGTTGCGACCTGAAACACAGCTGCGTATCAAAAACACGTCCAGTATCTACTTTGACTATGCTGTTGAAAAGGTATGCCGTATAATAAAAAAGGTACGTGAGGAAAACCACATTGTGGATAGGGAGGCTACCAGGCATAAGATCCGCACGCTCCTGATAAATCTGCATGATGATCGGGACAGTCGCTTTGACTACTACACCTACAGGGGTAAGAGGCTGGCATCCTACACATCCCCTGAATGGGTGGACTGGGTGGCTGAGGTAGTGGAAAATGAGGTATATGCCGATAAGCCGAATAACGGACGTGCCTACACCAACGTCCAGGCTGTGTATGATAGGATCAAACTTGACTTTTATCACAAAATGAATAGCTGACATGAGTAAGATTGAAACACTGTGGTCATTTATCCTGAGCTGGGAGGGTGGCTTTGCTAATGTTCCTGGTGATCGTGGAGGAGCCACGAAATACGGTGTCACCATATCAACCTGGAAAGCCCAGGGCTATGATAAGGATGGTGATGGTGACATTGATGTGGATGATCTGAAACTGATCACTCCAGCTGATGCTATGGAGATCTGTAGAAAGAATTTCTGGAATCGCTGGAAAGGTGACAGGATCCTGGATCAGTCTATTGCTAACACCCTGGTAGATTGGGTATGGGGTAGCGGAAAGTACGGTATTACCATTCCTCAGTCCATGCTGGGTGTAAAGGCTGATGGCATCGTGGGTGAAAAGACACTTGCTGCCTTGAACGCACAGGATCCTAAGACGTTCTTTGCTAAGCTCCAGAAAAGGAGAGAGCAATACCTGAGAGATATTTGCGTGAGTAGACCTGCTAACAAGAAATTCCTGAATGGATGGCTGAGGAGGCTGAACAGCATCCAGTACGGATCGCTCACAACTAACACCGTTCCACCTAAAACAATTAAATTCGCATGAAAAAGTATCTGATTATTACGTGCGTGGTGCTGTTTCTTATCAGTGCCTTTCTTGCACAGAGCCTGGTAGAGGCTAACAAAGAGAAAACGAGGCTCCAGGATAACCAGGAGGCTCTGGTTGATAAGGTGAGGCTGTACCAAACAGAGGCTGGGGAAAGTGCTGCCTCTGTGCTCAGGCTACAGCTGACGTACAATGAGCTGGATAAGCATTACCAGGATGTGTGCCAGGAGGCAAAGACGCTGGGGATAAAGCTGAAAAGGCTGCAATCAGTGTCACAGACCTCCACCACTGGTAATATAGAGATCCAGACAGACATCAAAGACAGTATCAGGTATGTGCCAGAGATTCACCTGGTAGATACGCTAAAGACATTCTCCTGGAATGATCCTCCGTGGGCAAAGATCTCTGGAGTAATAGACAGTGGGAAAGTGAATCTATCAGTGAACACAACCGACACAATCTTACAGATAGTACACAGAGTGCCTAAGCGTTTCCTGTTTTTCAGGTTTGGTTGCAAAGCTATCAGACAGGAGATCGTAAGTAAGAATCCATATAACAGGATCGTTTACTCTGAGTATATTGAACTGAAAAAATAGCTTTCTGTAGAATTACTATACTGTGGATCCGTGCCAGCCGTGAGGTCAGTGCGGATTATTTTTTACTCAGTAAATTTGGATGATTAAGAAAAAGTATGTATCTTTGCACCACCGATCTGAAACATCGGTGTTGCATTGGCACCCTAATCCAGATCCTGGAGAGGGGTGCTTTTTTCGCAAAATCAGCAGAAATGCTACAAATATTCTACAAAAAAGTAGAAAAACCTCGTAAGTAACTGAGAATCATGGTATGTAACCAGTCTCTCCTAAGCTCTATCCACATTCAGAGGCAGTGGTATGGTACAGAAAGATTTTTTTAGATAGTTAGATATAGCTCTAAGCCCTTGTAGTTCAATGGATAGAACACGGCTCTCCTAAAGCTGAGATATGAGTTCGATTCTCATCGGGGGTACAATTTTCCAAAAATAAACAATCAAAATCCGCAAATTTTGTGTAATTTTGCTGCGGAAAGTTCTACAATAATTCTACAGGCAGCAAAATGGCAACATTCAAGGCAGAGGTGTATGCCCATCAGAAAAAGGCTGATGGCACTTATAACATCAAGATCAGAGTAACGCAAAACCAGCGTAAGAGATACCTGGCTACTCCCTGGTACGTGACAAAGGATGATCTTACCAGATCACTGAAACTGAAAAACCAGAGGTACATTGATATGACTGAGGATCTTATCAGGCAGTACCGCTACAGGTGTGATCAGCTGGGTACCAGGATTAAGGGTATGACCGTTGATGAGGTGGTGGCTTTCATTGAAAAGCCTCTGGAGGAGCACTGGGATCTGGATATTGTCGAGTACACCAGGCAGCATATCAGGAGGCTCCAGGAAACAGGGCATGAGGGTAACGCCCAGACATACCTGGTGGCTATAAACAGCCTTATCAAGTTCCTGGGTAGGGATAAGGTGAGCATTAAGGAGGTGACTGTTAAGATGCTCAGATCCTGGGCTGACTGGATCCTGGATAAGGGTAGATGCACGAAAGGGTTTGCGCCTCACAACTATCTTTCAAAGCTGAGGGCAATTCATAACATGGCAAAAAAGGAGTTCAATGATGAGGATGCTGGAGTGATCAGGATCCCAAACTCTCCTTTCTCGCATATAGATCTGCCAAAGGAGCCAGTGCCAGAGAAAAGGGCTCTTACCCTGGAACAGATGAGAAAGCTGCTGTCTTTGCCCTACATCACCAGTCCATATCCTAACACCAACAGGTACAACTTTGCCCTGGATCTGTTTATCCTGAGTTTTGCCCTGGTTGGAATGAATCTGGTGGATATGTACTACTGCGAGGACTGCAAAGGAGGTAGGATTACCTATGAGCGTACCAAAACCAAAAACAGGAGGGCTGATCGTGCCAGGATCTCCATCAAGATCCAGCCTGAGATCCAGGAGCTGGTTGATAAGTACAGAGATCCGTCTGGTAAGAGAGTGTTCAAGTTCTACAGGATGTACTCCTCAATGAGCACCATACATAAGGCTATCGGTTATGGCATGAAAAAGATTGCTGAGGATCTGGGGATGGATAAGCTGGATTTCTATTCTGCCAGACACACATGGGCAACCATAGCACAGAATGATGCTGGAGTGGATAAGTGGACTGTACACACAGCTCTCAACCATGTGGATGATGAGACGAAGATCACAGATACCTATATCAGAAAGAGCTGGGATCCTATAGATAAAGCCAACAGGAAAGTACTTAACCTGGTGAAGATAAAGAGGTGTTTCAAGGATCCAATTTTGCCTAAGCAAAAATAATGTTTTGCCTAAGCAAATTTTGTAAGTATCTAATAATCAGATAGCAAATTTTTCATTTTGCCTAAGCAAAATTTCTAATTTGCCTAAGCAAACGTATTTTGCTTTAATTTTGCTTACCATTTTGCTTACGTTTTGCTTGCACTTTTGCCTAAGCAAAATTAAATTTGCCTAAGCAAAAAAAGCCGTTTGCCTAAGCAAAAATCGTAACTATCTGATAATCAAGACCAAATTTTTTCATTTTGCCTAAGCAAAAAAAGCCGTTTGCCTAAGCAAAATTAAATTTAAGTTATCTGGGGGTATATATATTATATATAATAAGAATAAGAGAAAATATATAAAAGAGAAAGAATATGTATATGAAATAGGGGTGTGGGGAAAGAACAAAAGAAATGCCCACCTGATTAAGATGGGCAAATTCTTAAAGATCGTCTGCTGCCTTTTTATCTTTCATAAAATCAAGTTTACCTTTTTTGAGATCAATTTCAAGATCTTTGTATGTAACGATACACCATTGCCTGTAATTACAATCTAACAGCAGTTCTATTTTCTGATCACTGCTTACCCAGTAATATCTTTCGATGTATTTATTAGGTTGAAAACTCCAGGCTCCAAAGGCTGCTATCAATACATTTTTTATTTTGTAGCGATACTCAGGCTTAGCCATTAGTGATACAGAATAGACAGAATCATTGAAAGTTTTTATAAAAATGTGTCTCAGTTTAATATCATTGCCTATAGTAAACAATGTACTGTCAGTTACAGAATATGTATTTGGATTGTCTTTAGTTGGTGTAACAATGTCTTTATAGATAGAAATAGGTGCTCCGAGTTTGAAACACTTAAACCCTCTCTTTTCACTCAAATAATTTGCTGTGCCTTTCTGGGCATACACAAAAGAAAAAGATAAAATAGCAAATAATAATATAAACAGCTTTTTCATAACTACTCTTTGTTTTGTACCTTAAACATTCTACCTGATCCTGTTAGTAGCCATTCAGCACTAACACCGTATTCTTTCACCATAGGGTGGAGCCAGGAAACTTGAAACCATCCTCTATCCAGATCCTTTCTTTGTGCCAGGAAATTCCTCCTGTCTATATCATAGAGCCTACAGTATGTGTTTACACCTCTGATGTCACCTTTGGCTATGATGGCATCCAGAGCACTGTAGAAACGCTCCATCACTTTTTTAGTTATATCCGTATTCATACCGAAAGAAAATTAAGATCATTCATTAACTGAGTAAACGCCTCCTGGGGCTTTCCTAAGATCTTTGCCTCAGTCTGTGCGCTTGCAATAGCTTTCTTTACCTCCAGGATCCTGCTATGATCCACAATCCCATCTTTCACGATCTGCTTGTATAGCTCGATCACCATTCTGTAGTACCTTTCCATATCAACTCTTTAGTTTTTCGATTATTGTAATAAGTCTATCCATTTGCTCCTGTGCTTTCTCTGTGAGCTTTCTTTGGGCTGCAAGCTCAACCATAAACTGGTTTACTGTCATATCACTATTAAAGTGATTACCATTTCCTACCTGGTTGTTTACTATAGGGGTGCTATTTTCTGGATATTTAAGCATTTCACCTATTCCATCAATAAGCCACTCATCAGAGAAAAGACTACCAAAAGCCTTATTGAATTTTCTCAGAAAGCTATCTGTTAAGATGCTTTCCTTTCCATTAAGTGCTGCTGAGATATTGGAGCGAGATTGCCCACTCTTTTTCCCTGCCTCTGTCTGGTTGCGGAATGTACCCATATTCTGTAAATACATATACGCCTTACTGAATCTTTCTGTCTTATCCATAAAACACGTTACAATACAATACTGTCTTAAAAATCGTTAAAATAATACACTTTCTGTCTTAAATGTTTTGGTTGTAATACAATTTGTTGTATATTTGCACTCGAATAAGTAACATTGTGGGCACAAATATACAAAAATATGTTTGTAAAACACAGAAATAATATGTTAAAAATGGCAAAGAGCAAATTTAGAGAAATCTACGATTCACTGCCAGCCAGGGCTGGTAGAGCACCAAAAACGGTGTGGATTGAGCGTCTGGCTAAGATCTGTATGGTATCTGAGCAGACGGTACGCTGCTGGGTATATGGCACCCAAAAGCCAGATGCCCTGAAACTCTCGATTATTTCTAAGGAGCTGGGTGTTCCAGCCGATGAATTATTTTCTTAATCACTTAAATGCAACACCGATTATGAAACAAGTAACTTTATCAAACGCTATCCAGTGTGCTATAGCAACATTTTT